CATAGCGTCTAATCCCGAAGTGTAAGCTCCACCTACAGAACCAACAACCCATGACTTCATTCTTCTGTCATCAGCTTCAGAAGCTCTATATCTTACATGTAAGAAAGGACGTCTGATGTTTTGACCTAAAATTTGATCATATACAGTTGAAGTTCCAGCAGGAATCATAACACCGTCAATATCTGCAGTTAAACCTCTTGTAGAAGCATCGTTTAGATATTTCCAATCAGTTTTATAGAAGTCATAAGAACCTCTTCTAAAACCAGAGAAACCTAGGTTAAGTGCCATATCAGCTTCATTGTTAAATAAACCGTAAGAAGCAGCATTTGTTGAAGCGTAACCACCGTTAGTAGCAGCTAACATATCATCAAAATCAAGAGCTGTTTGTCTTGATAAGAAAAGCATGTTTTCTTCAATAGAACCTTGAGTATCTAATTGCTTAAGAATAGCATCGAAATCTCCCATAGCGCCAGAACCTGGAGCAGCAGCACCAGCAAAGTCGTTATAGATATTTCCTCTATTTTCAATAGCAGCAAATAAACCTTCAGAACCATCTAAAGTAACACCACCTGATGCACCTTTTTTCTCAGCTTCAACCATTGACATTTCAAGGTAATCTTCGAAACGTAGTCTAGTTTCAGACTCAGCCTTCAAGTACCATAAGTAACCAGAAGTACCGTCTTCAGTAGCAACTTCAACCCAACCAATTTGAGCAGTATCAGAACCGTTCACCTCGTAAAAGTCTTTTAGTATAATTGGCTTGTTATTAAATTGAGTAAAATCTGGCTGGATAGCTTTAACCCCAGAAGTTGGAGCAGTAACATCCATTCCATTTGTACCTTTACCAAATTCAGAGCCATATACAAATAGTTTTAAAGCACCTGCAGCGCCAGCTAAAGAAGCCATGTTTGCAACTTGGTAAGTTTCAACAGTTACAGTAGCAACTCTCGGAGAACCAGCAGCAGCACCTATTTGTGTAACTCTAGCTTTTACAGTTACTAATCCTTCAGAAACTACAACTGTTTGTCCTAGTCTGATAGCACATTCTTTATCAGCTTCAATTGGAACTGTAATAGTAGTATTACTAGCTTTAGTACAACCATCGTAAGATACGTGTAATCTATTTTGTTCAGACCAAACTACTTGATCTGACATCATTGGCATTTCAGCGCCAACCATTCTTAAGAAACCTGATAACGTTCTGTTACCAAATCTTTCTACTTCTGCTTCATACAATTCCGGTAGGTATTGTTGAGCAAAATTTCCTCCAGACGCACCAGTAAAAGACAAATAGTTAGTATCTAACGCTGCTTTTATTTGATGTGGTACTAATCCGGGAGCATTTGTTGTTAATCCCATTTTTTTAAGTTTTAAATTTTAACGTTTTACCGTTTTTTGATTTTTAGTTTAGAACTATCAACACCACTTATCGCTTTTACTTTAAACCCGTTAATAAATACATCACCAGAGGACGTAGCCCTTGGTTCATTACTTATGTTTTTAGATTTAGCAGCTATATCTTTAGTCGCATCGGCCATGCCTTGCTCGTAAAAATGTTTAGCTATAGTATCAGCGTTACGTGCTGCGTATAGTGCCTTGTGATAACCTTGATGATCATTCACACTCCCATCTTCGTTGAGGAACTTCCCTACAAAGTTTGATAAGTCACTTTGAACATCCGCAACTTGAGAAGGATTTGAAACTCCATATCTAAACTTTTTTTCTCCTAAATTAAAATCAAAACCTTTGAATTCTTCTGAGAAGTATTTTTTAGTTGTAGTCTTAAAACTCTCGTGTTGTTTTTTTGACACTTCTTGTTCTTGTTTGTATCTGTCGAAAAAGTCCATTGCTTTTTTCTGCTCTTGAGTAACACCCGGTCTCAACTTGATCTCGTCATAGTATTTACTCTTTAAGTCTTCTAAAAAGTTTTTGGCTTTTGCAACTTCCTCTTTATACGCAAGCTTTTTCTTGCGAATTTGTTTTTCATCATCGTAGTCTTCATCAAATAGAAATTTATCTTCCATGATAAAATCTATTTCTTCAGCATCTAGATGAGGTTTAGTATTTTTATAATATTCCTTAAGTAACGCGTCATTACTAACGTTGGAATAATCGGCATTAAGCCTTACAAAGTCTTCAACAGTTCCACCAGTGTCTTTCATAAACTCAACTAGCTTCTCTATATTTTCAGGTAAATCTACCTTAGGACTTTCTTTAATTTCCTCTTTAACAGGCTCTTCACTTTGCTCTTCCTCTCTAATCTCTTGTATTACACCTATTTCTTCTTTTTTACCTTCTTCGGTAGGTTTTTCTTCTTCGTGTGTTGTTCCCACCTCTTGCAATCCCACTTCAGTGCTTGCTTCTTTCTCTTGGCTTTCCCCATCAGACTGTAGCATAACTTTCTCTGTGCTTGGCTCTTGAACGGCATCTTTTTCTTCTTTTTTGTTTAGGTCTACTTTTAATGTTGTTTCTTCTTGTTGATTCAACTTTTTAGGTCTACCTCTTTTCTTTTTGATTTTGAACTCTCCTTCTTGAGCTACTTCTTTTTCTTTTTCCATAATATAATATTATATAATTATTGTTTATTTTGGAGCGAACTGCTCCGTTCCAAACCCGCCTAGAGTATCTTGCCCTGCGGATTCAAAATTCTTTGGTAATAAATCATTTTTTCTTTGATCTATTAATTCACTTTGTTGTGTTGCTTGTATTTTAGTTCTTTCGTCTTTCCTATCTTCTTTGTAAGACTCTTCACCTCTTTTAGCTTCTCCTTGCTTTTTAGCTAACTCTATATTAAACTGAAACTCTAATTCCATTAGCTGTTTCTTTATTTCAGCTTCTTCCCTCATTTTCTGAATAGCAAACTGAGATTTACCTTGCTCTATTTGAAGTGTCGTTTCTGCTAATGCTTGTTGTTTTTGAACTTCGTTCATTGCAGCTCTTTCAGCTTGCTCTGCGTTTGCTTGAGCTTGAGCTTGTATGTTAGCTTGTTGAGCTTTTTGATCTTGCTCCATTTTTCTTTTTCTTCTTTGCTTAAGAAGTTGATTAGCTAACTTTAAGTTTTTAACCTCTCTTATGTCAATTGAATCTTCAAGGTATATAGAACCTTGTTGAAGTGCAACCTGTATGTTTTGTTCTAGCATTGCTCTTTCTTCTTCATCTGGTTCTAGTTCTAAGAATATACCAAAATCATGTAAGTTTAAACCAGCTAGCTCGTCTAGTGTACCAACATTATACCTTGAAATACTAGACTGTATTGATTCCCTAAGTAATGGAAACTGCAAGCAATCTGCTATCCTTAAGGTTACGTTTTCACAAGTCTTCAACGTTAAGTATAAACTAGACTTTAATATATGTCTAGTAGCTACATTTGAGTTAGCAGCTGCAAGTTTTTGTAAACCAACTAAAGCATCTTTGTCTGGCATACTACCATCTCTAGCTTCATTGAGTCCAGTTACATCCCTCATCATTTGTAGGTAGTACTGGTAAGTATTAGTTAAAGAAGCTATCTTAGCTCCTCCAGATGATGTTTGTAATTCTTGTATTGGAACTTTACCCCTGTTCATGTCACCATCCTGAGTCATTGATCTACCGACTATACTACCAGTTTGGAAATACATGTTTAATGCTTCTGCAGGGTTGTAGTTTGTACCATTACCTAAATCAACTTCTGCCAAACCATCAGCGTCAAGATAAACACCATCAGGTACCATCCTTGAAATAACTTGCTGTAGTTTTAAATGAGTTATTTGAATCATGTCTGCAAAACTCATCATTCTACTTACATGTGATTCAATTCTACCTTTATATAATCTTGGTGCGCATATAGAGTAGTTCATGTTTACTTTAGTAGAGTTAGCAAATGGTCTTGTCATGTTCTCTGACATCTTCCACTCTAGCATCTCTTCATGGCCTAATATCTTAGCACCAGTATATAAAACCTCTATACTTCTTTGAACTTTCTTGAAAGTATCTGCCTCTGGTGGATTAAAAGTATCTTGTTTCTCTAAAGCTTTTTCTAAACCATAAGCAGTGTTTTTTATTTTCCACGTCTGGTTAGTATACGTTTTATATTCAAAAAACAAAACTTGTATGCCATTGTTATCTTTACCGCTCCAGTTCCTAGTGTATTGAGTGTTACCTGGAAACTTTTGTATTCTCTCTATTTGATCAGGTGTAAGATGTGGAAACCTCTTCACTAGTTCTGGTAGACTAATAGATTTTACTTCACCTACGTAATACAAATCATCAAAGTTAGGATCTTCCGTGTATGACCAAACTAAATTAGCTGGATCAACGTAGTCTATGGTTATACCATTAGCCTTGTTAAAACCAGTTTTAGTAGCAGCTATACCAAGGA